CGTGCCGTTAGAGCCACCGGCAATGTTTGTCGCGCTGCCCACGGCGCCGCTAATGTTTGCCCCCGGGATGGCCGATGGGTTGTCAAGCGCGCCACCGGTCGAGACCGTCGTTGCTAAGGTTTTTGCTTTACTCATTTGTTACTCCGGTTGTGTGGGCCAAGTGATTGTCCACGGGAACCCAGCCTGTGCTGGGATGTCCCTTAATGCTTGGCGGTAGACTTCCCACGCACCGGGGATGTTAGCGTTCAACTCCAAGTTCTTGATGACGATCCAATCGGTTTCCTTCAGCTTGTCATCCCGGCTGGTGCGTACTGACTTGGCCTGATCTGCGTCCTTGCTGGCCTTGTAAGCTGCCTCTTGTTCTGCGGCAGTCTGGGCAGGGGTTGTGTCTGTTGCTGCTGTGTCGGTGAAGACAGGGCCGAGGATGTACTTGGTGTACCACTTGCCGCTGATCTGCTCGACGCCAGCCGCTTGGCTGTACTGGTAGACCGTGCCGCCAGATGCCTGTGGGCCTTCAAAGACTACATCAGCGCCTAGTGCTGTCAAGACCTCGGTTGTCGTTGTGTCCCATGTTGGGCCGCCATTGGCTTTTTGGTATGCACGAAATTCTGCCTCGTACATGACCGCGCCTGTTGATGTTCTGATTTGCATGAATTACTCCTATCAGGCTATAGCCAAAAAGATAAAACTACCCGCACTTGCGTTGATAGCTGCTGGGGCTGTGCTGCTGATCTCAAAGCCTGCGCTGTAGGTGTCCACATAGTCAGTACCCGTGACTTCAGCCGCTGTGCTGTTGAGTAGCAGGTAAGGGTCATTACCAGCAACAATGCCACGGGCAGAGTCCCAAACATACCAATCACCCGTTGAGTCGGTGCGCTTGATGAGAACAAACCTAGCCCCTGCGGTAAAGCCACAATTAATTTGTAGTGTTGTGCCTGTGCCTGTGTATGAGCCTACTTTGGAAACACCAGCAATTGTGGCAAAGAGGTAGGCTACGTAGGTTCTTGCAGAAACATTCATTCTCGTACTTGAACCAACAAAAAACTCGTTACTGTTTGGTTCGCTATGCCAAATTGTAGGTGAGGATGAAAAAGCATTGGTTAGGTCTAGAAACGCAACTTGGTCGTATGTCATGCTTGCGTTATAAACCATCCAATTACCAGTGTTACTTCTGCACTTTACAAAAATTAACTCGGGAGAAGAATCCAGATTGTGTAGAATAGCCCGACCAGTAATACCATCCCCCGTATAGCAAACCTCATCAAAGAAACCGGGGGCGCGGCGAAAATTCCAATTAATTAAAGTTGCTAAATGTTCATTCCAATTACCTTCTGCCCCATCTGCGCCAAGAGAAAACCCATCCGTATTAAACGACAAAAAGCTATCGGTAGTTACACCTTCTAAAGCAGTTGCGTCAACGTATATCTTCGTTTTTGGTCCGCGCAGACGATCTACAGCAGGTTTGTTAAAACCAAATGTCGGATTTGTTCTATGCCCTGTAATCACCAAATCAGGCGAAAAACCCACTCCAGTAACATTAGCTGCTGCACCTGTGCCTGTTCTAGCAATAGCGTTATACACACTCGTCCCCAGCGTAGGCACTTTCATCGGGCCACGGCGTATGGCTATGTAGATGTGCGCTTGAGATGCGGCAAACCAACTATTGGCTGACTCAAATCCTGTTGCTGTTGGATAAAAAAAGTAAGGACTACTTGCGTTTTGAGATTCTGCTTGACTTGTATTAGGCAATAATTGCATTGCAGTTGTTTGACCCCAACCACGCATAGTGTCATAAATGTACCAATCAGTTGAAGCGGCTGTACTTTTATACAAAATCCACTGCGGTTCATACCCAAGATTAACAGTAGCCGCACCACTTGCGTTTGAAGTAAACGTCCCACACGAAATTACATTGTCCGTACCCGTCAGGCCAAAGCCTCCTGCGTCATGGGCGAAGACATAAGCAACAAAAGAATCACCGTTGCCATTTACATCACCAGCAGTTCCTAATGAAAATACAGATGATGTGGCTGCTGTGTTATTCCAAAGTGTTGCGGCAGTTTCTATGGCAGCGGTTGAATTTAGCTTGAGTGCCTGATTAGTTGCTAATGACCTGTGGTAAACATACCAATTTGAGACAGCGGAGTTATCTTTAATAATAATACAACCCGGAACAGAACCAAGATTGTGTGCAATAGTGCGGTTAGCTCCATTTCCCGTATACGTCACAACATCAAAGAACTTTGGTTGCTTGGCAAATGTCCATGAGACAAAGCTTCTGCCGCTAACGTTTTCGTTTCCGCTGATAAATCCAAGAGAGTAACCATTTGTATTCCAAGATGTGTAATCAGAACCACCGGTACTTGCCGCACTAGTAGAATTAGAATAGATTTCTGAATTAAAACCACGAACTGTATCAACAAGAAGATGAAAATTAGCACCAGTTCTATTTTTAGCCCAAACTAGCCCACCTTTATTTGACAAGTCAACACCATTGATAATGGTCTGTGTAGAACTGTTCCCGTCATAAAGGTACGTGCTGAAAACATCCTCAATGTAGTTAGCAACAGTCGCCTGTGCAAACTCGCCAAAGCCTTGGGCTGATGCCGCACCCCTTGTTTGTACTAATGGCATATCAGTCCTTACGCAAACTTGGTCTGTGAAGTGAACACAGTGAATGCCGCATTGCCCGTCTTGACAATGGTGTACATATAGACATCCACTGCACTTGCATTACCAGCCGCATACGCTGTACCGCCCTGATACTTAGGCGTCACTGTTGAGCCGTCTACCTGCACCACACTGTTGTAGTAAGCAGTCGAGCCTTGCGTGACAAGGAAAGCCGCAGTCACGGACTGGCCCGTGGACATGGCAGTGTTCAACGATGTGCCGCTGGACGCTCTGAAGTTGACAGTCCAGTTGGCTGATGCGTTGCTGGTGTAGTAAATAACAGACTGTGTAGTGACATCGTAGTTAATCGTGCCTGTGGCTGCTGTTGCTGAGACTGTTGCTATCTCTGCTGCGTTACTCAGGATTTCTGCCAGCACTGATGATGAGCCTGCAAAGGTCTGGGTAGCTGTAAATGTTGTTGCTGTGCCGGGGGCCACATAGTCAGTGCCAGCAGTTGCGGCAGAGATTGCCGTTGCGTTGCCTTTTAAAACACCCGTAATGGATGTGGTGAGCGTGATTGCAGGGGTTGATGTGGCAGTCGCTACAGTCCCTGCAAAGCCGTTGGCCGACACCACGCTTGCGCTTGTCACCGTGCCCGTGCCCGTGAAAGTCTGGCCACCAGCAAAAACAATGGCGCCCGTCATCGTGCCGCCAGACAACGGCAAGACGTTTGCAAGGGTAAACGAGCCGTAAGCCACAATGTCAACGATGTCACCCAAAGTCAAGCCCGTGCCAAACACCACGCTTGTGCCGTTGGTAGCCACAAAGTCAACGCTGTCTTGCTGCTTCACACCGTTTAAGTAAACGTCAACGTAACCGACGTCGTAGAGAATGGCAAAAGTTGTCTGAGACGCGGTGGCTGTATAGACCTGACGCGCTGATGTACCGTTGACCGATGAACCAGCATTGACCCAAGACGAACCGGTGTACACCTTCATCAAGTTGGCAACCGTATCAAAGTACAGAGCACCTGTCAGCAAAGCGTTGCCGTCGTTGTCAAGCGTAGGCGGTGTGGCCTTGGGGCCTAGGTAGCGGTCATCGAAGCTGTCGTAGCTGGCAGCAGCAGCCGTTGCGCTGCCTGCCGCAGCCGTTGCGCTGCCAGACGCAGCAGAAGCGCTTGTAGCCGCGTTTCCTTCGCTGGTTAAGGCATTGGACGCACTTGTAGCCGCAGCAGCCGCTGAGGCCGCAGCAGCCGCTGTGCTGCCAAACAACACGTCTGTGTAGTTTTTGGTTGAGGCGTCTTGTGCGTTTGTCGGGTCCCCCATGCCGGTGATCTTGTTGGTGCCCATCGCAATGGCGCCAGACATGGTGCCGCCAGCCAAGTCAAGCTTAAGAGCAAGAGCGTTATTGATTTGCGTTTGTGTGTACGCATCACTGATGTTGTAGCCAGCAAGGGTGGTGGGGTTTGTTCCCGCAGTGATACGGCCGTAAGTGTCCACAGTCACCGACTGGTAAGTTGCCGCACTCACACCAGTGGTCGCAAGGTCAATGTCGTTAGCGTTCACAACAATGCGGGTGGCCGACGCTGTGCCAACGTCCAAGGTGTTGCCAACCTTGGTTAAGCCAGAGCCGGCCGTAATCTGACCGGCGCCTGAGAATTGGACCCAAGTTATTGACGTAGTACCCAAAGTCCCACCATCTGCAACCGTACAGACATAACCGTTGTTGGCATTAAGCGTGCCAACCTCAACAAACACAAACGCGGCAGGCAGCTCAGCCCAAGTGTCTGCGTCAGTCGTGCGCGTCCACGCGCCAGAAGCGCACAAGTAAATGCCGTTGTTGGCCGTTGTAGTTTGGTCCTTAACTAAAACCCGATCTGCAGCAATGACCGAGATGCCGTCAATCGTTTGAGTGCCACTTAAAGTAATGTCGGCCGTTGTCGCAACTCGGCAAGAAGCCTTGGCGTCTAAACCTTGAGACAAATTGTCTACATAGTTTTTAGTCGCTGCGTCTTGAGCTAAAGTCGGATCACCCATGCCAGTAATCTTTGAGGTGCCCATGGCAATGGCGCCAGACATGGTGCCGCCTGCTAAGGCAAGCCTTGCAGCATCTGCGGTATCGGTATATGTTTTAGTCGCCGCGTCTTGCGCGTTTGTTGGGTTCCCCATACCGGTAATCTTTGCCGTGCCCATCGCAATGGCACCGGACATGGTGATTGCGGCAAAGGTTGAGGTGCCGGTTCCAGTCACATCCCCAAGCAAGTTTCCAGTAACGTTGCCTATGACAGCGCCTGTGTGTACGCCAGCAGAGTTGCCTGTCAAATTACCCGTTACGTTACCCGTCACGTTACCGGTTAAACCGCCGACAAAACCAACCGTCGCCGTGATGGTTGAGCCGCGCACGGTGCTGGCCGTTGTAGCACCTAGTGTTGTGTTGTCAATCGTGCCACCGGAAATCGTTGCACTTGCAAAGCTGTTAGACCCAGTCGAAGTCACGTTGCCAACTAAGTTGCCGGTCACGTTGCCAATTAAGTTGCCGGTCACGTTGCCAATAATGTTGGCAGTAATGTTGCCACTTGCAGATATGGTCGTAAACGCGCCAGAGGACGGCGTTGTGCCGCCAATAGGCGTGCTGTTCAAAGTGCTAGACGTGATGGCCAGAGATTGCAACGCAGAGGACGCAATTAAAGCCGTACCCGCAGTATTGACCATGGCCACCTTGTAACCATTGGAAGCCAGTGTGGGCAACAGACCAAATCCGGTGGTGACCGCATCCAACTCGAGTCTCAAGGTCGCTGACGATCCCGGCGAGTTGGGGGTCGGGTATGTGGTGTGGTTGTAATAGCTGTTGCTCATCTCAGTCCTCTGCGTTGGGTGTAGTGAACAATGATGTTGTTCACCGTAAAGGGCTCAAAAAGATCAGAGACCGATGAAATACGAATGGCCATGTTTTCGGCAGTTCCGGTGACTTCAATCTCAGACGGGCTTACGTCTGACCCATCCCAAAGAAAATTGTCCCAAGTCATCGAATCCCAATAACTTGATCTCAGGTCGTTTTGGTATGAGGCATCAGCAGCTTGGGCAAGGGCAAGAGTACGGTACCCCAAATCGTATCCGAATTGGATCTCGGCGTATGAGTCCCCGGTTAGCTCTACACTGGCTTTACGGTATCTCTTTAAAATCCGAGGCGATTTAGTGGAGTTGTAAACAAGGTTGATGTTAGCGGGAATTGCCGCTCCATCAAAGCTCGTACCCTTGTCCATTTCATACACGTAACCGTTGGTTGATCCAAAGAATTGAACAGTCCCGCCCGTGGGCGCTTCACTGTCGATGCAGCAGTTAATTGGGTTGGCAAACTCTATAGGCATGCTGCCTATTATTCTGCCGTTTAAAGTCGTCAGGTACAGGCCCGTGCCGTCGGAAAAGAATACCCGGTATTGACCCTTATCTCGGTTGACCGTGCTGCCGACTGACAACTGCCTGTGTGTGTTGATAAAATTTGGTATGGTCATGCTGAGAGAAGCAGGCACGAAGTTGCCGAAATTCAGAGACGTGCCCAAGCTCATGATGCCCCGGTCATCAAGCACATACGCTTGGTCCATGTTCTGCGCGGTGTAGGGGTACGCCCCGGTGCCGGTGTTGAACGCGCTTAAACTGAAGTTTGCAGAGCTGGTACCGTAGAGAACGCTGGTGTCGTTTCTTGTGTAGATGCCCAAGGCACCGCTGGACTGATCTCCCGGCAGCACCAGAAGGTTGGATACCGACGCGTTCATGGCGATCTCGCCCGCGCCAAGCAATGGCGACCACTGGTACGGGTACCCAAGTGCCGAAAACTGGACCGAAGCCCCAAAGGTCAAAAACAGGTGTTGTTTGTGGAAAGCGATGTGATTCGGCGTGTCCACTGCCATGCCTGTTGCAATCGGCACAAACGTCGTTCCATCAAACTCAAAAGCTCGGTTCACGCCGTCGCATCCGTAGAGCTTGTAATTGGCCGTACCGCCGCCAAAGTTGGCAACCACAGTCTCATAACGGCCACCCGTTGTAAGAGTAATGTTGCTGCTATTTCCGGCAATGGTTGCGATGTTGACGTTCGATGCGTTCTTAACAAACTCGGATTGAAAAGTTCCGGTTTGCGAAGCAAAGATAAACCGCCCTGCCGCTGTGCCGGCAGCAAAACTACCTGATTGGAGAACGACTCGGCTGACAGTGGCTGTTGCACCCGATGTGACGCCTGTGATCACTATGCCGTCAGCAAGAGTGCTGCCAGCGGCGCCGCCTGTCATGTTGGTCGTGCTACCGGTAAGAGTCGTGTACGTTGCCGCGACCACAAATCCGTTTGTTCCTACGCCAGCGGTAACCGCGGTGATGGTGACCGTTGTGCCAACCGCGACTGCGGTGTAGTCTGGCACCGATGTGTGTGCGTTGATGTTGGCCGCCAGTGCCGTTGCCGTTGCGGCCAAACTGGTGACGTAGCTCACGGCCCCGCTGATAATTGAAACCCCGTTAACGGTCAGCGTGTCAATTGATCCAGCGGCTCCGGTTGCCAAGGTGATGGTGCCGGTAGCCGAAATCAACCCGCCGGCAGCGGTAAACGAGAGTTCTTTGCCAAGCGCAACCGCGGTCCAACCGCTCGACGTTGACTTGTACATTGACGTTAACCGCCAAGCGTAAAGGGCGCCGTTGTAGTAAGCCACACCAAGGACTGATCCGGTTCCGGGCACTGTCGTGATGTCGGCCCGGTAAATGTCAGCAGCAGCGTTTTTATAGGTTGCATCGGTAAGCCCGTCAGCCGAAATCCCCTGAATCGAGGTGACCGTAGCAACTGGCGAAGCGCTCACGTTTAAAACTTCAGTAGCTACAAAAGTCCCGACTTCCTTCGTAATCACAATATTGTTTGAAGTGACCGCGATCACGTAACCGGTTGCTGCTGAGCTCGCGCCCGTAACCGTGTTGCCAACAGATACCGACCCGGTTATGGAGCAGACAAGGATGTTGTACACCGCGGCTGAAGGGCTGGGCCGGCCATCAAAACGCTCGTATCCAGTGATGCGCGTGTAGCCGCCGGTGATCGAGCACTCAAAGTTGGCGGCCCTTCGCGCCACGCCCGGGGGCAGGGATAAAGTTGGCGTGACCTGATCCAGCCCACCACCGAGGCGGATCAAGTCATACTGAACGGCTGGCGTGGTAAGCGGCATCTTGGCTTTCTATGCAAGGGGCGGGCCGCTGATGATGGTGGGGATCTGGTCGATATCCAAACGGTTCATCAACCTCTTGAATTCAAACTCGCCCCTCTGATAGACCTCGGGCGCGGATTCGTAACCGCCGTAGAACATCATGGCCCGGTAAACAATCATCATTTGAAAGCGGGTGGGAAAGTAGATGGAAGGCTCATCAGCATCAGCAGAAAACTCTACTGGCTTAACATAGTACTCGCCTACGATGACGTAGGGCTGATCCGGAACGGAACCAAAACCCAAGCTCTTGTCTGGGTCAATCGTGATGACCACCGGCCTTGCATAGGTCGTTCGCATGTTCCCGTAAATGTACAGGTTGCGAAACGTTGTGTAGTCCATGTAGTTGAGCAACTGCTCGTCAGCGTAGCTCTGGTTAACAGAAGACGCGCGCCAGCTATCCCGTTTCCAGTTTGCAAAAGTAGAGCCAACGCCGGCTTGGGTTGGCGTGTAGAACTGCTGTTGCGTGACCGTGTTGAACTCGATCGATGTGCGCAACCACTGCCAATCTTCTTTGGCCGTCTGGATGTCAACCCAAGCACTGTTGATCCAGTTGGCCATCCTCGCGCTCTCACCGGTCGCGCCTTGGACGGTCGTAAGAGCCGTGCTGGCGCCGGAGACGCCGCACTCCACTCTTGCACGGTTGACAAGCTGCAGGTAGTTCACGCAGGCTCAGCCAATACGCTATTGAGCCAAGCACGCCCGCGAGGGTTTGCGTCTTCCATCATCTCAAAAGGATAAGCCAAACCGTGCCTTGCAATCATGTCGATCTGGTCAGGCGCTGCAGGGTTGCGCGTGACTTGGCTGTACTTGGTTTCTTTCATGTGAGCCAAGATCTCAACGTACTTGCGTCGAATCGTACTTGGCACTCCGCGCATCAGCGGCTGGTTGGTGCCATTGCAATTCAAAATTACGTGAGGAGACTGGTTCTCGTCTGTGCTCGAGTGGACCATCACCGTGACCATCTCGTTCATAAAAGCTTCGTCAAGCACAAGCTGCTTGATGTCTTTTGTTATGGTTTCAATTTGAGCGTCATCGACAATTTGAATTCCTTTTGCCATCTTCTATTCTCCGTCAGGGTTAAAAAACTGTCTTGCCAAAAAGCAGGCCACCCTAGGGTGACCTGCAAACCTCTTCAAGGAGGATGGCAACTTTACTGGGCTGAGCCGGGCATGTCCATGCAATCGGAGTACGC